GCTATGACCGCAGCTCGTGGTCTAGCCGCTATAATTAGAACAACACAGAGAAACACACATGCAAACAACTTGGGCAGTTCAGCCAGCAGCATTCGCAAATTTTGATGAGCACGGCTGCATCTATTGCGCCACCATCGACACAGCGTACAGAATCGCAGCTCAGCAGGACGGCGATCAAATGATCTACCGAATCAACAACAACACGACCCCCATCAAATGGGTCAGGGTATATGCAGGAGAAGCAGCTGTGACAGCTCAGGAACTGTCCCACCTCGTATAGACTTCGCCTCATCATCCCCTATAATAAGGACATGACAAACAAACTCACCAAATCTACAGACGGCATGTTCTTACACAATGAGAACCCCTCCCCTCTCATGCAGAAGGTCATGGACAACATCCGCCAACAGATGGCAGCAGAGCAGACACACCGTGAAAGGGTAAGAGCAGGACTAGAACCTGCCAACGGTGGACAGATCACGTACTGGAACATCAGCGACAGACACTGACCTGATCACCCTCTATAATTAAGACATCAATCACACATCACACATGACCACAGCAACCGACACCACGTACAACGGATGGGCGACATACGAGACATGGAACGTCGCCCTATGGATAGGCAACGACGAGACGATCTACCGTCACGCTCGCATCAACCGCAACCTAGGATACAGAGCATGGGCGAAGCGATTCATCGATGAGTTCGGTGAGTACATCACAGGCGACGGCGTGGCATGGTTGCACGACGACATCGACACAGACGAGATGGACGAGATGCTGGCAGAGCTCTAGGGCACATGCCCCTAGGCAGGGCACGGGTTGCGTTCAATCGCATTTAAGTCGAACCTCCGTAAGACCTAGGGCATGTGTGATAACAGACAGGGGGGCAGTGATGCGCCCCCTTTTTTATGCCCTTATATGCGCCAAGCGGTTTCCAAAATCCATGGGTCCCTCCTAACCTACAAAAGTATCCAGACGAGCGATAAATATACTTGAAAGGTCGTTTTAAAAAAATTCCCCCAGAAAAAAATGCCCCAAAAAGTCGATTATAGTGATTACGATAAAATTCTAGAGAACTTTGACAAGTTCTGCGACGAGTTTGAATCGAGAGCATCCAATTCATTCATGAGAGGTGATAACAATGAAGGACGAGTTAATGGAGAGGTTGAACGAATTGGAGAGGACGTGCCTGTGGCAGTCCGAGAGGTTAAACAGCTTGGAGCAGAGGATATCTCAGCTCGAGAGTCCGTCGTTGATGTACAAGCGACCAACGGGTGAGGATTACGAGACTGTGGGACAGACCCTCGATTATCTTCACAATAATGTCGAAGGTATCAAGCAAGATTTACTAAACGTTGCGAGAGCAGTATAATGCCATTTATAGCAGGACCAGAGACGGTTGACACACCGAGTACAGATGGAAACTGTACATATCCTGCAGCGCCCCTAGGAGGGACTCCATACCCAACGAAAGTTGTTGCGAAGGGCGTTCCCTTAGTAATCTATGATAACCTCTCTATACCTGCTCCTGTGGCAGGTGTAAAGATCAACCCATTAATTCCAGCACCATGCCAACCAGGACAGAGGGTTATACGACCAACTGTAAACACGACTGTGTTTATTAATGGCAGGTTACCTGCGGTGACTGGGGATGAATCTCAGTTAGTGATAGGAGGATCACCTAGGCCCTTGACAGGACCGTTCCAACATCCTACAATAGTAATTGGTTCAAATCTTATAACGTAAGTATGGCGAAGATCAAAGCATCATTAAGTGGGCAATCATTTGTGGAGGCGATTCCGAAGAGGAGTCGTCAAGGCACTGGAAAGCACACGAAGTATTCAGCAACATCTAGGAACAAAGCAAAGAAGAGGTATCGCGGTCAAGGCAAGTAATGTCTGAGTACATCGAACCAATGTTTGCAGTCCCAATCTTTCATCTTTATACGAAGGATTGGGATAGTAAGAAAGAAGCTTTGCTTGATTTATCGAGAGCACAGGAATTCAAGAAAGATGTAGGTGAGTATGTTCCAAGTGACTTCAGAACACCTAAGGTAAAATGGGAAGTCATTGAACCTTTAATCAGAGATGAATTACAGAAGTTCAAAGATCAAGTCAAGATTGATTTGCAGGTTGATGCATATTGGTTTGAGAAAGGTGGTAAAGGTGATCAGCATTTATTGCATAATCACGGAGCTACAGGATTTAGTGCGGTAATGTATATCGAATACGATCCAGAGGAGCATACACCGACTCAGTTTGTGTGTCCTTTCAATAATGTGATAGGGTGGGTAGATATATACTCACCCAGAGATATACAAAGTGGTTCGGTAATATTCTTCCCATCCTTTGTACATCACTACACATTACCTTGTAAGAGTGACAAAGAACGTCTGGTACTTTCTTGGAATATGAAATGAATTTAATTTGTAATTTACCTGCGGAAAAGGTATGGGTACGTAAGGAATATCTACGCGATCATCAGGATGGTCACGGAGAATTTGTAGAAGGTGTCTGGGTATCTGCGAAAAGCATACCAGGACGCGCATTTTATTTTGAGACGTATCTACCTGCGTATGGTGCAATGTATGATAAACTTCCTATAAGTGCATTTCTCCGAGCGCCGAAAACACCGACGCCCGATATGTCTCTAGAGAACCTACAATTCTGGAATTGTATGGACTATGGGGTCATGTGTATTAACAAGGGTTTTGTTAGCTCTATGGATACAGAGATCTACACTCGTGACCATGGTTTGATGAATGGTCAGTATTTGTTTACATTAGACAACTACCATGCGAATCCAGATGTGATAGATAATAATGTGAGTGAAGTTCCTCAAGAACATAAGTCGCATAATTGTATTGCATTAGAGAATGGTCAGTATGCATTGTATCCTAATAACAGGACACGATTCTATGACCTCTCTATCACGCCTGAGCACCCGACATTCCCTGACTTTAAGGTTTCTACTATAGAATATCAAGTTGAGTCAGGAACAGACTGGGGACGTTTAGGTGACACTGACGAATATTTTTGGGAAACAAATAATGAACGAAAACAACGTAAGGAGGCCACAGAAAATGGGCAACAGTAGAGTTGACAAATCAGAAGACTTCACGAAGTCTGGTATGACACTTATTACTGAAGTTGAAAGTGATCGCTATATGCGTAAATCAGGAAAGAGGAAAGAAGTCCAAGAGGGTGAAATTTTTGACAATGATCTTGAATGGGCGGATGGATTTGTCGGTAAGTGATAAATAGAAACAGCCTTGCTGTGTCTAAATGCCCACCTTTCAGACATTTAAAGATCTGAGTATTACTTTTAAGAAGCATCCTGTGTCCAATGACTTGGTAACAGTGAAAGATAATGCAGCTATTGCACAGTCGATAGCTGTATTGCTTCAAACAAGTAAGGGTGAGAGACTATTTCAACCTGAATTGGGTTCAGATTTAAGAGAGATGCTGTTTGAACCATTAGATTTTGGTACAGCTGCACTTATTAAATCTAAGATTAATGACTGTATTGATCGTTATGAACCTAGAGTGACTATCAAAGACATTATTTGTTATCCAGATTTGGATAGCGATGGTTATAGTGTTGAATTATATTACACTATTATAGGAAATGACAGACCAGTAGCGGCAACATTCTTCTTAGCACGTACACGATAATGCCTTATACACAGGTTGCTAACTTAGACTTTGAGGAAATCAAAGTAACCCTGAAAGAATATTTGCAGGGTCAGACAGAATTTACTGATTATGATTTTGAAGGTAGTGCATTAGCAAACCTGATTGATGTCTTAGCTTATAACACCTACTATACGGCGTTTAACACTAATATGGTAGTCAATGAACTATTCATTGATTCTGCCACCTTGAGGGACAATGTAGTAGCGATTGCGAAGCAACTAGGGTACAGACCCAAGAGTGCTACCTCTCCTACTGCATATGTCTCTTTTAATGTAAATTATGGAACATCAACAACTGACACTGAACTGATTCTTAAGAAAGGAACAGGATTTATTTCAACCTATGACAACAACATCTATCAGTATGTTACACTTGACGATGTAAAAGCACAAGTTGCTAACAATGTAGCTACGTTTACTAATATTGAGATCGTAGAAGGATCACAAGTAGTTGATAATTTTACTTTTAACACGGCAGCAAATTCTCAAAGATTTGTTCTTGACAATAAAAACATTGATACCAACACAATTAGAGTAAGGGTATTCCCGAGTGGAGGAAGTTTTAACGAACCATACCTTGTAGCAGATAATATTCTAGGTGTTGATGGTACTTCAAAAGTATTCTTCCTTGATGAGATCGAAGATGGAAGATATGAGCTTTTAATGGGTGATGGTGTACTGGGTAGGAAACCAGAAGATCAATCTAGAATTGAAGTATCTTACATCACCACATCTGCTTCTGAAAGTAATGGCGTAAGTACATTTGTCTTCAATGGTGTACTAGAGAACCCTAACGGTGTGTCTCCCAACTCGTTTACTACTAACATTACTTCTAGCATTGCCTCTGCAGGCGGTGAAGAGATTGAAAGCACCCAGAAGATCAAATATACCGCTCCTAAGTCATACGGCACACAAGACCGTGCAGTGACCTCTCAGGACTATGAGGCAATTGTACGTAAAGTGTATCCTGCTACGAGTGATATCATTATTTTTGGTGGAGAAGACCAAGTTCCACCTGAGTACGGTAAAGTTTTCATTGCATTGAAACCAACTGATCAAAGTTATCTTACTTCATTAACAAAACAGAAAATTATTGCAGATCTAAAGCAGTATGTTGTAGCTTCTGTTGAACCTAGAATAATTGATCCTTCTATTCTATATGTTGAGATGAATAGTAAGATCTATTATAATGGATCTGCTACTGATCAAACAACATCACAGATTAGAGACAAAGTGATTGGTAATGTACAGTCTTATCTTGATACTAGTGATACTGAAAAGTTCAATGGTAAGTTTAGATACAGTAAGATGGTAGGTGTTATTGATGATTCTGATAATACTATCAATTCCAATTTAACAGATATTACAATGAGAAAGGATTTTTATCCTTCTCTCAATTCCACCTTCTATTACGAAGTGTGTTTTCAAAATTCTTTTGATAAGGACTGTGATGAACCAGTCCTGTCATCCACTGGGTTTAGGGTTACTGAGTATCCTACTATGGATGTATATGTAGAGGATAGGGATAGCAAAATCATCCTATATACTCTAGATAGCGTAACTGGTGAAAAGGTTGTCCTCGACAAGGAAGTTGGCGATATTGATTATGTAGAAGGTGAACTTAAAATGTACAACTTAACTATCATTAAAGGTAGTTTCTTTGATAATCGTATTTCCGTTAGAGTCAAACCCCTTTCTAATGATATCAAGGCACTCCGTGAGGTTTATCTTGACGTTGACGTTGCAAATTCCTCGTTCACTGCATACAAAGAGTAAAGTAAATGCCTGCTGTAAAGACTAAGAGAATTTCTACTCTCATTGAGACGCAGCTTCCTTCTTTTATTACAGATGAATATGAACTTTTTAGTAAGTTCGTTCAGAAGTATTATGAAGAACAGGAGGTGCAAGGTGGCACACTGGATATAATTAATAATATCCAAAAATATGCAGACATTGATTATTATGAACAAAATATTCTTAGACAGTTTAATATCTTGGACACTACTATTTCTAGTAGTGCTGATACAATTGTATTGGAAAATGCAACGAGTTTTCCAAAAAGAAACGGATTTGTAAAAATTGATGACGAGATCATCTTCTATGGTTCTAGAACAGACACTGAGTTAAGAGAGTGTTCTAGAGGCGTAAGTGGCAATACATCGCTTGGTGACTTATATGAGTCTAGCACGTTCACCACTACGGTTGCTGCATCTCATAATGCTGGACAAAAGGTTCATAACATTAGTAACCTTTTCTTATATGCATTAGTCAAAAACTTCGAGAGTCAGTATCTAGGTTCTTTCCCCCAAAAGTATCTTAGGGGTGAAGTAGATAAGAGAACTCTGATTAAAAACATTCAGAAGTTTTACAAAGCTAAAGGAACTACAAGTTCCATCAAGTTTATTTTCAATACTGTTATTGCTAAAACAGCAGATAACAAACCAGAAGTATATAAACCAAGAGATTTTACATACAAATCGTCCGAAGCAGATTGGATCAACGTTTATGCACTTAAGTGTAAGGTTGTATCTGGAGACGTAAAGAATCTGATCGGTAAAAAGATTGTACAGACTTCTACTGAAGAATATGGTTATGCTGATTCAACAGTAGATAATGTGTATGCTGATGGTACATCAGATGATGAAGTAATTTATAATATTGTATTAGCACCTGAGACAGTCAATGGTGCATTTGAAGTATCTACTAAAACTAAGCTTGAAAAAACCCTGTCAGGGACTGCGAGTTCGGGGGATAGAATTGATGTATTCTCTACTATCGGTTGGGGTAAGACAGGATCAGTATTAATTGGTGAAGAGACGATTACTTTCGATAATAAGAACGTAACACAGTTTACAATTGACGAAAGGACGGCACAGACTGCTGTTCAACATGCAGTAGGATCTTCAGTGTACAAACCAGTAACCATTAGTGGTTCTGGCGTTGTTTTACTGACCTTAGGTGTTGTATACAACTTACAACCATCTGATGCACAACCATATTCTGCTATTGGGGACAAGATTCAAATCTCAAATCCAGGATTTGAAACTTCCGACTCTAAGATTGTTCAGACTGGTACTAATCAAACTAGATGGGTGTTAAGTTCAGGTACTGCAGTCGATGTGCCTACGCTTCCATCAGTTGCATCTTCCTTAGATCAAGTTTCTACTAATGTATCAGCGATCTTTGAAGACGAACAGTATTATTATATCACAAGTTCTAGCTATCCTTCACATAAGATCTTAGATGGGTCTACTGTTAATGAAACTACACTAGATCAGAAACTGCTTCGTATCATTAGAAAGCAAGCAACTAGAACTACAGAAACATACAAAACACCCAAAAGAGATATTGGTATTGCTTTAAATGGCGTACCTTTCTATGGACATAAAGATCCAGAAAGTATTAGGTTTGGTAAACTAGAAGAAATTAAGATTGATACTAGAGGCACTGGATACTCAACACCTCCATTTGTTCTTATTGATCAAGTTCCAAGCAAAGCTAGGGCAGTTCTTGCTGGTCAGGTTGTAGAAAGTATCATTGTTGATACTGATGACATTTTTCCAAGAACTCCTGATATCACTATCACTTCTGGTCGTAATGCAGATGTAAGTGCTGTTGTAACAGGTGGCAAGGTTACTAGTCTTGTTATCAATAATGCTGGAGAATTCTATTCATCTGCTCCTTTAATTAGAATTAGAGATGCAGCAGGTCGTGGTAGATTTGCAGAATATATTTCTATTGTTAATACAGATGGTATAATTACAGGATTTGATAAAATTGCAGAAGGTAACTTCTATAATCAAGCTACTGTTATTGTTGATGTCATTCCAGTTGGTAATGGTGCATCTGGTATTCCTCTTCTTAAAGAATGGAACTTTAATAGATTTAAAAAATTAGAAAATGAATTAGATACTGAATACGGTTATATCTTTGCAAACTATAATAATGTATTAGAATACGGTTATGGATATAATGCCAATCCTAAAGCTTTACGTGTTTCTCTCAGCGACAACATCAATAGTGCAGGAACTGAACCCGCTACAAAAACTCACTCTCCTATTATTGGATTCGCTTACGACGGTAATCCAATATACGGTCCATTTGGTCATCAGGATCCCCTAGATGCTACATCATCAATTGTGAGAATGACTTCTGGTTACAGTATTAATGGAAATCGTTCTAATGGTCCATCATTAACAAATTATCCTCTGGGAACGTTTGTTAATGATTACACATACACTCACAAGAGTGGAACACTAGATCAAAACAATGGAAGATTTACAGTTACCCCCGACTTTCCGAAAGGAACTTATGCTTATTTCATTACTATTGATAGCAATCAAGTACCGCAATATCCATACATTTTAGGAGAGAACTTCTATTCTCTACCAGTTGATAGTAATTACAATTCTAATATCAATCAAGATGATATTCCTAAGAATTCTAGAAGATTCTATCAAGCAGGTATGCAGAGAAATGGCGAAGGTGTCATTGCTCAAATTGCAGAAGTAAAGCAAGGAAATGTAGAAGAAGTCAGCGTAGTAGATTCATCTACCAACTTCAGTATTAACTCACAAATTTATTTTGATAATAAAGGAACAGAAGGTTCTGAAGTAGAATCTATCGTAAACTCCGTGAAAGGTAAGAACGTTTCCTACTTAGAATGTAAAGAAGATAGAGTCGTAAAACTAACGACAATCCAAAGTGCATATCTATTTGCTGATGATACATTAAACCAACCCTCCTCAGGAGCATCTGGTTCTATTGTAGGTACAGTTAAGAACGATAACATTATTGTACTAAGAAATGTCAATGGTACTTTTGATGAAACGGGAACATTCTCTGCAACTATCAAAACGTTTACTATTCTTTTAGATCAAAGAAGTTCATATACCAAAGGCGCTACTCTAAGTTTGACTGACGGTGTTAATGCACCTGTAGCTAAAGGTGAAGTGTTAGAAGGAACTAACAGTCAAAACGTAGTTGAGATTAAAGTTACTGAGGGAACTTGGATTGTTAATGACGATTACTTCTTACAATCAGATGACCTATTCAATACTTCTGGTACAAAAGTTGTAAGACTAACATCTCTCAGTGATGGGTTAGAACCATTTGAAGTTAATCAAAGTGTTGCTCTAATTGAAACAGCACAACCTCATGGGTTAGGAATTGGAGATAAAGTAACAATTGACATCAATCCTAATGACGTAACCAAAACTAAGACCTATTATATAAGGAAGAGGTTGTATCAAGAAGCTATTCTTGTACCACCTAGTAATAAGTCTACAATTGACTTTACAGGTATTGGTCGTTATGAAATTCTTAATGGTGGAGCAGATTATACTGCTGGCACTTACACTAGTGTTGCTCTTACTAGCGGATCTGGCACTGGTGCCACTGCTACATTCACTGTATCTGACGCTGGCATAGTTTCTGGCATTCAAATTCAAGATGCTGGTAGTGGATATGCACAAGGAGATTATCTTAGTGTTGCAGATGAAGATCTGGTAAGATCTGGCGCATCACAATCTACTGCAAGATTTACAATCTATGTTGGACACATTGGTATTCCTGCTGGTGGTACAAAAGTTACAGTTAAAAGTTCATTTGGGTTCTCTGTTAATGATCTGGTTAAAGTTGGCGAGGAAATTTTAAAGATTGAAGGTATTAGTGGAAATAATCTAAATGTAACTAGAGGACAAGAAGGAACTGATGATGTTGATCACTTTGATGGACAGGAAGTAGAATTATATAAAGCACAATATAATTTTGCTGATAACTATCAGATCTTTACTGGTAATAATTCTGGATATATTCAATCTTATGATCCTGTAACTCATAAAATTAATATTGTATATGATTATGGAACTTTAAAGTCTACAGCTAATGAAGTAGTATTAAGTTCCAGTTTCTTTGATAGTAGCAATCCACAAAGACTGGTATCACTTAAGTCTGTAGAAAATATTGTTTATAATTTTGAGTTCTCAGAAGACAATAGTACATTTGTACCTAATCCAAATATTGATTTACAAGAATTCTACAAGTATAAGTTTGACACGTCTCATTCTAGTCTTATTGGGACTTACTTTGATATCAGTCCAAGTAATAACTACAATTTGATTACTGAGGAAAAAATAGAATCTACTATTCTTCCTGGTAATGCTGGTGCATTTACTGATGTTAAATTTGGATTTGGTTCTAGACTAACTGATAATAACTATCAGACAAAGAGAGGAACTGATTTTACTAACTTCTATTACTTTGACAAAAAGAATGTAGTTGATTCAGAAAACGCATTTTTCAAGATTATCACAGATCCTTTACAGGGAACTAAAATTCTTAATTATGTTACACCAAATCGTTTTGTTTATGATATTAACAGCATTCCTCTTTGGGATGGTTCTGGATCTATTTCTTATACCACTACTGGTCAGTTCGCTATCGGTAAAATTAATACCGCACAGATTATAAACCTAGGACTTAACTATAAGAAAGTACCTGTTATTATTGGTGTAGACCCAACTGCAAGTTATAGAGCAGAAGCTACAGTTAAATTTGATGTTGCAACAAAAACTATCACTGGTGTAGAGATTACCGAGAAAGGTTCTAATTATGTAAACCCAAAAGTCTTTATTACTAATGGTGATGGTTCTGATGCTAAGTTTAATGTTATTTCTAGAAATGGTGAAATTGCCTCTATTACAGTAGACAAAATTGGTAAAGGATATACATTTGCACCTGAAATCATTATTATTGAGGGTGATGTAGAAGCATATGCAGAGAGCACATCTATTGGTGTTCCTAAGAGTGTTAATATTACCAGAAACGGTGGAGCATTCCATCTAGACAAAACTGTATCTTCTACTTTCAGTTCAAACTACATTGTTGCTGTTAGAAACATCAATGGTAACTTTAGTATTGGTGAAACTGTAATTCAAAAAATTAATAATGTAGAAGTATTCAGAGCAACTGTTACAGAATGGAGATTTAGTTCTAACTTACTTAAACTTGCAAATGTACAAGGTATTATTCGTGAGAATATTTCTATTGAGTCTTTAAGATTCCCAATAGATGCAATTGTTAGTAAAGTATTTGTTTCTACCTTCCAAGAAAATATTTCTAGTTTCTATGACAACTTAGGATACTACACATCAGACAAAGGTAAGTTAGGTGTATCTAATCAGAAGATTCATGATAGTTCTTTCTATCAAGATTATTCTTATGTTGTTAAATCTAAGACATCTATTGAAGAATGGCGTGACCTTATTAAATCCACTACACACCCTGCAGGATTTAAGTTATTTGGACAAGTAGATGTAGAAGCTACTGCAAGTTCTGAGATGCCAGTTGAGATGCCAAAGGCATCACACTTTAGTGTTATTCAATTATGGGATCCAGCAAAGAATAAAATTACTGTTGAGAACACAAGTAGAATTGTTACTCAAACTGTACAAACAGTTGAGAATCAAAGAATTCGTAAAGCGGTTGGTACTGCTGCTCCAAGTGAATTTCTATTCAACGAAGTTCGTACATTTGAACTATCTCTTGCATCAGCATTTGATGGATACTTTGATACAGATGGTAGATTACAAGGAACTACACAGTTCCAAGTATTAGTTGGTGGCAATCCATTTACTCTATCATCAACATATGGTACTATTATCACTTTAGACGGTGTGATTCAAGAACCAGGTGTTGCATATACAATCTCTGGTGATCAGATTACATTCTCTACTCCACCTTTAGGAGATGGAGTTAAATTTGGTTCTGATTATAAAGGTGTTACTTTCTATGGTAAAGTATTCCAATTCAAGGATGCACAATACAATACTCGTTATCTCAAAAAGTTAAGAAACATTTTCCAACGTGGTGGCACATGGATTGATGCTGCAAATCAAATTGAGAGAAATGTTGACTTCATTATTAATGAAACTATTGGATATGGTAAATCAACTTATGGATCTTTAGATTGGGCGACTAAGCAAGATGACTATGAAAGAAACATACGAGCTATCTTAGATGCATATCAGCATGATTTAAGATTTGGTGGAAATGTAAAAACAATTGATTATTCTGCTATCTTTAATTCTGATGATGAATACCTTTATATTCAAAACAATAAAACAAAATCTATTGCTATTTTTGAATATGCAACTAGATTGGCAAAACTTGCTATCAGAAACTGGGATTGGATTGATGTAAACATCAGTTATGTCCAAGGGTCTACTACAATGACAGTTAGTAGCACTAAAAATCTTGCTATTGGTTTATTTGTAAGTTCTGGTAGAGCATTCCCTGTAGGAACAAAAATTCTATCTATTGACAGTGATACTCAGATTACATTAAACAATGCAGCACTAGCTAACTCTGGTGGAGGTGGTGGTGCTCCTAGTGGAACCACTTTACTAAGTGGCACAGCAACCACTGGATCTATTGCCACAAATACTGGTGCAGTTGCTCCTGGCAATACTTTTACTGTACCACCTGGCGTAACTGTCACAACACCTGTATCTTTCTCTGGCACTACACAAGCAGCATTCTCTTGGAGTGGTCAAAGCATTGGTATGTTCTATAAAGCAGGACAACTCATTGCACTCAACAGATCATATATCATATCAGAATCACTAACTTGGGCACAAGCACAATATCCTGCATTGAACTGGGGATCTATTGCTACTAAGTGTGGTAGAGACATCGGTCTTATTCTAGACGCATATGTCTACCATCTTAAATTTGGTGGAAATGAAAAAATTGTTGAGGCAGCACAGCTTTACTATCAGCAAAAGGATTATCCATATGGTGAAGAGTTATATTACATCTCTGGTCAATTAACTGAAACTATATCGACATTTGAATATACTAGAGATCTAGCAATTCAAGCAATGAGAAATCAATTGCCTGGTACAGATCCCAATGTATTGATCGACTCAATCTCTCCTGTATGTGCAGAAGTAGAAAGCACATTAAACACCTATCATGATATTGTTAATACTATCCTAACAGAAGGTAGAGGACTTGTAGAGAAAACAAAGCAAAATTCTAATAAGGCTGGTAACTGGACAAAAGATTTAAGTTACTCTAACTATAATATCCTTGGTGATCCTTTACTTCCTGTAGAAGAATGCACAATTGTAATTTCTGCAATGGATTCATTATTTGATAACTTAGATGATGTTATTAAAGAAGAATCTGTAACAAGATCACTTCCAGATTATATTGATGGTGAAAACAAAGAATTTGAATTGTATTGGGATGATAATACTCCTGTAAACACAGAAGAAGATGAAGATCTATTTGTTACTATTAATGCTATATTACAAAGACCTAAGTTTACTGATAACTATCCATTGCAGGATGCTTATTGGATTGATAGAACTGTAATTCCTAACAAAGTTAAATTTGACGTAGCTCCTATTTGGGACCAAGATCTAGGTGCAAAATCTATTGGTGAACCAACTGCTGTTGAAAAAGTAGTTGGTATTGGAGTTGGTAATTATAAGAGACTCACTATCGACTTTAATTTGGTAGACGGTATTAGAAATGGTCCCTTCTTAATTTTAGATGTAGAAGATTACACCGTACAGAGTATTGAATCTGAAGACAGCATGTATGTTTTCTTAGATGGTATTCTACAAGTAAAAGGAAAAGCATATACTGTATCTGGTCCTAATATTACATTTGCTAGTCCTATTAAGAAAGAACATAACGTTGATATCAGATATCTTTATGGTAGAGATGTTGGACAGGTTCTTAACATATATGATTTTGCTCCTGATACATATTTTGCACAAGGAACATTATCTTTCACAACTTCCACACCTATTCTAGATAACTTACTAGCATATGGTTGGATGGGTGATGCAATTGGAACACCTATTCATTGTTGGCAACAAAGAGCTAATGGAACATATAATGTTATTGGTGAACTTAAGAATCCAATCAAAACAGGCAACAATGTTACATTTGAACTTAAGTGTCAAAACCCTGTCATAGAAAGCGGTTTAGACTTTACCTTTACTGTTAAGGGATATTATGATCGAACATATGTCATTGCTGATGGAGACATTAGTAATCAAACACTAACCTTCAAGAAAGACGAAGCAAATAGAAAACTACTCAAAGATGATAACGGACAGTGGTCTGGAACATTCTATGGCAAAACATATAAAGCACCATTTGTATATCTTGCTAACAATGATAAGATCAGAGTAGAAGGTGAAGAGGGATTTAGAAATATTAAGAGACTTCCTACAGAAGCTACCAGTAAAGATGGTAGAAGTGGAGAAGCAACTACTGATGATATTTTTGGTACAGTCTCAATTGAGACTTATACTGGAATTACGAGAGGTGAAGGTTTATCTGTAGTAGCAACTATTGAAAATGGATCTGTAATATCTTTAACATGGAATCAACGCAGTTATGATCCACTCACACAACCAACTGCATATCAATATTATACACCACCAGTTCTTAAGTTTGAGTCACTGGATGGTAATGGTGGTGGTGCAAGAGCTAACGTTCTTGTAAGTAAAGGTCAGGTAATCAGTGTCGATCTAATCGATGGTGGTTCTGGTTATACTACCACACCTAAGGTTATTACAACCAGAAGATTTGATATTCTCAAAGAAAGAGACATTGGTGTTTCACTAATCAACATTGGTATTAACCCATATGTTGAAAGTGGTGGATTGACATCTACATCTGTTATCAGTGAAATTGATGAGTCTGGTCTTTCTGCTATTACTGGTATTAGTTCTGTACAAGTAGAAGTTGCAGGTGATGCCGAGATTGTTATTGAAAGAGAATTTGATCTCAAGGAAGTTGAGGTATTCTCTATTGGTGGTGCTTTAGATCCAAAACGAGATTATATTGAATTCTTCTCAACAGAAGAAACATCAGCTGATGATGTTAAAGTCATAGATGTATATGCTGGTGGAACAGTAGTATCTGCAGAATTGCAGGATATTATAACTACAAATTCTATTTCAACTGTTTCTAAAGCAATTACTACTACAGTTCAAGTAGAAATTCCTAATAATGCAATCAGTAATACCAATTACTTTGAGAATGCTGCATACTTGAATGTTGATCTGGAAATTGGTGACAGTATTGTATACATTCCTGATACAACTAAGTTTGCTCCTAATGGCAAACTAATGATTGGTAATGAACTTGTATTCTATAATAGAAAAATCAATGATAGATTCTTACAAGTCATTAGAGGTTATGATAACACCACAGAACAATTCTGGGCTGCTGGTGCATATCTAAGACAGATTGAAGATATAGCAGTTGTATCTGCTGCTGTTGCTTCTATCCAATCTGAATCTGATGTTAGTATGGTGAGTGCATCATCTACTGCAGGTGGATTTGAAAGGAGAGTACAGAGACAGATTTCTCCTGCCTCTGTAATGTCAGTAACAAGAGAAGCTACTGAGGTTGTTATTACTCCTCCACCAGGTGGTGTAGTTGACAAATATCAAGAAACTGCATTCTTGACTAATCCAATTGCACAAAGAGTTGGTTCTGGTGTATTCCTTGTTTCCGCAGCAGACAAATATTATGTCACTCAAAGAAATGGAAATGAGCAACTAGTTAGAAACACACTCTTTACTACTGATAGTGGGTATATTGGAAACTATGCTATCACTAACGTTGGATATACTATCGGTCACTTTGATGGCATTTTTGATGATGGCATGGGAGTATCTGGTATGACTATTGAAGAAGTATCAAGGTTCTTTGGTGGTTTAACTCTTGATGATTTTACTAAGAGAAGAAAATCTCAGTATACATCTGCTGGTGATAAATTTAATCTTGCACCTCCTTCAATCCAACAACCAGTTACAACAACTACCACTGTTGGTACGATACCTACCAGCATTGCTGCGCTAAATACTGCATACTTTGATAATGCTGGTTACCTATTCACTTCGAGTGGATCAGTAATTCAATATGCATCTAAGACTGCTAATACCTTTGATGGATGCACTCTAATAAGAGGTAGTAACTCAATATCAAACGGGGATGAGTTGATTCCGTTCGCAATTACATAAATATTGCTATAAATATAAATAACTCAGGCACAAACACTACGTCGGAACAGAAAAACAATGGCTGCTATTATCTCTGATAAGTTTAGGATTTTCAATGCTAAACAATTTTTAGAATCGTTAACCGAAGGTCCTAACGATACCAGTGCGGAACGCTCTAGAATGTACTTCTTTGTGGGACGCCCACAACCATGGAAAGCATACGTAGAGGTTCACACACAAAATTCAACCGCGTTTGTAGTTGGTAACGAAGTGTATGTTGGAACGTATGGTTCCACCGCTTTCCGCGCCACAGTTGCTGCAGTTTATGATAGTGCCCTACTTCTTACCGACGTTTTTGGAAGTGCTGGCGTTAACTCTGCTCCCCCTCTTGGTTCTGCTTTAAAAGGTAGAAGTGGTGGTTCTGGCGGATCCGACACAGGTGCCACTGCAGTTTCTGGTGTATATCGCTACGCTACTGAAGATGTTCCACCCCTTCCTCTAGACAACCAAACAGAAAAGTATTCATTGTACGATGAAATGATCGCTGCAAAGCGTATCACAGATTCATTTGCTAGAACTGTTATTCGTCGTTACAACTGGGACTTGGTAGCTAACCCCAAGTTCGACATGTTTAAACCCGATTACTCTGCTACACCTGGTGGCGGTGGTCAAATCGGTAAGCAAGCTGCAACAGGTGCTGCAAGCATCGCAGATGCTAAGTTCTATGTAATGAACTCAACTTACGAAGTATTTAAGTGTCTTTACAATGGTGAAGATCCTTCTAACACAACTGGACAAAACGCAACTGAAGAACCATCTACTGCAGGTGGCAACTATGCTTCTGCTACTGGTCTCTATACTGAGACAACTGGTGCTGGTTACATTTGGAAGTATATGTACACCATTCCTACCGATGATGTTCTGAAGTTCCTTTCTTCTGACTTCATGCCAATCGTTCTTTCTAACAATGTTTCTAGACAAGCAGTTGCAGCTCTTGCTACTGCTGGTGCTATTGATGTTGCTTTAGTTGAAAACGCTGGTTCTGGTCTTCCTGCTTCCCAGACTCTCTACACCTCTATTAAGGGTGATGGATCTGGTGGTAAAGTTAAGTTTGTAACAAATGGTGCAGGTGCAATCACATCCGCTGAGATTGAAGCTCGTGGATCAGGTTACACTTATGCTAACGTTCTATTCACTAACGGCAACCTCTTCTCTAATGCTGGTTTATCATCTGCTGTAGCAACTGGTGCTTCTGCTGTTGGTGCTATTGAAGTTGTTCTTGCTCCCGCAGGTGGACATGGTTCTGATCATGAGACAGAACTCAATGGTAAGCGTGTTATGACAAACATCCGCCTTACTTACTCTGAAGGTCAAGGTGACTTCCCTGTAGATAACGACTTCCGTCGTATTGGTATTGTTGCTGATCCATATAACTATGGCACTACAACTTTTGCAACCGCTGATACTCTTTCTGGTCTAAAATCTATTAAGATTACTGGTGCTTCTGCAGACTATGCCGTTGACGAAAAAATTACTCAGACTGTAACTGGTGGTACAGCATATGGTACAGTTGTATCATGGACACTTGATAGTGGTTCTACAACTGCTGGTGTTCTGAAGTACATCCAAACTTCTGATGCACATACCGATCAAGGTATTGTACAAGCATTTGAATCTAATGGTTCTAATGCTGTTACTGGAGAGAGTTCTACTGCTTCTGGTAATGTAGATACTTCTTATGGTTCTACACTACTAGGTGTCACTTTTGCAAGTGGTCTAGCTAACCCAGAGATTGAAAATAACTCTGGTAACGTGATTTATGTTGAGAACAGAAGACTAATCACTCGTGCTCCTGACCAGATTGAAGACATCAAGTTAGTAATTGAGTTCTGATACTCTTTGGTTACTTCGCTAAATACTTCAACGAGAATACTAGTATTATTGGCGGAGTACGATGCCTCAAAAGACGAACCTTAATGTAAGTCCTTACTACGAAGACTTTGATGCGAACAAGAATTTCTATAAGATTCTTTTCCGTCCAGGTTATTCGATTCAAGGCAGAGAATTAACGCAGGTTCAATCTATTCTACAGAATCAGGTTGAAAGCTTTGGCAAGTATGCCTTTAAACAAGGTGAACTTGTCATACCTGGCGAAGTAGGTCTTAATACAAAATTAGATTACGTAAAATTATCGTCTGTTTCTGAGGTTGCGGTCTCGGAAGGAGACGATATTGTTTATAAGAAATATGATATTTCACAACTAATTGGTCAACAACTAATTGGTTTAACTTCTGGTGTTAAAGCTACTATTCTCGCAACAACTTTAGCAACAGAATCTTCCGCTGATACATTATATGTAAATTACATTAATAGTGGTAGTTCCAACACAGAGCCAACCTTCCGCCAAGGTGAAACTCTAGAAGTTGTTGATGGTGTTAACACACCGCTTCTAGTTGTTGGTACAGATGGTAGTGTTCTACCAACTAGTATTCAAGTAACAAATCCAGACACAGAAGAGACTACTTCTTTAGAAAGTCCTGCAATGGGTTACGGTTCTGCTGTTAAAGTAGAAGAAGGTATTTACTTTGTTAATGGTTACTTTGTTCGTTGTAATCAAGAACTATTAGTTATTGATGAATATTATAATAAACCATCTGCAAAAATTGGTTTTACAATTAAAGAAGAGATTGTAACTCCTGAGGAAGATGCATCTCTATATGATAATGCAATTGGTTCTTCTAACTATACTGCACCAGGCGCACATAGATTAAAAATCTCTTTACAGTTAAAAGAGTTTGCGCTAAATGCAATTACTGATAAAAATTTCATTCAACTCCTCACTGTTTCTAGAGGACAAGTACAAAGCAAAGTTTCATCTACAGACTTTAGTGTTCTAGAGCAAACTCTAGCACGTAGAACATTTGATGAATCTGGTAATTATGTTGTTGACAACTTCTCTGTTGATATTAGAGAGTGGGCACAAAAGGATAAGAACAAAGGTTTCTATGCTGTAGACGAATTTGGTCTATACAACGGATACGATGCTGGAACATCTGCTAGAAAGATGATTGCTAGTGTAGGTCCTGGTAAAGCATACATTAAAGGTTATGAGATTGTCAATAAAGAAACTAAGTATCTAGAAATCAATAAAGCTAGAGAAAGTCTTTCTTCTGATAATGTAACTCTAAAATCTAGAGGTTTACCTTCTTATTGTATTACAAACGTATATGGTAGTGTTCCTTTAAACAAAGAAGGATCTGAACTTACTGCATATCCTGATGTATTTTTATATTCATCGTTTAATGACGGTTCTATTGGTCTTAATAACACAGAACTTACAACAGATCATAGACAAACAATTGATAGGAGAGGAAAATTCTTCTCTGCAAATGATGGTATTAAAACTATCACCTTACAGATTACAAGTCCAACTACTCTTATTGGATCTGTAACTGATTCAACTTTTCAAACTCAGTTTGGTGAATTATTCTATATCAAAACTAGAAGTGATGTAGGTACACCAACTGCTATTGGATCATTTAAAACTCTTTCATTTGCTACTACAAACAAACCACTTATTAATGCATCCGAATCAGTTCAGTTCTTAGAACTAACTGTATTTGGTCCTAAAAACGAATTAGAACAACTGCTATTAGAATATGATCTATCTGATACCGAGCAGAAGAGAAACATTTATTTAACTGAAGGGGATGCTGCATCGGGAGGTGCTGAATTTGGTTTTATTGTAGATTACAGCAACACTATTACTCCTATTATTGGTAAAGTAAAACCCAATAATTTCTTCTTGAAAGAAAGAGGTTCAGGTTTTAATTCAGATTCTGATATTGTTCTTTCCAAAGGTCGTTTAGCTGCTGGAACTAATGCATACAATACAACGTTTGGAATTTCATATTTCGACCCACAATTCTTCACCAAGATTATTATTGAGACAACTCCAGCTGGATATGATGAAGGTAAGTATGTTTTTGGTGTAGACAGTGGAGCTTATGGTGTTGTAGAAGGAACACCTTCAGGTGTATACACTACAGGAACTATTCTGTTTGTAACAACATTATCTGGTAGATTTTTACCTGGTGAAACAATTAGAGATGAAGATGGTAATACTGTAAGAATTGCTAAAGAAAATACTATCTCACATTTTGTTGTGCAGAATAGAGGTTTAGGATATGCAGATGGTGTAACACTTTTAATTAATGGATTAGAATATGATAATTCTAAAATTGAATTATTAAAGAGTGTTGATGGAAAAATTTATAAAGCAGCGATTAGCAATAGATCTGCTGTTGGTGTAGAGTATGCACAACCACCAGCTGTAACAGCTAAGAATCCAGATGCTTCTGGAGCTCCAAATTCAGCTGCTGCTATTGTTCCAGTTCTTTATAGAGATACAGTAACTACTTACACTCCACAGAATGTCAAGTCTCTTGGTTGTTCCTATGGTTCAGGAAATGCAAATAGTTTCTCTGCAGATGTTGTAATTAACAGTCAAAAGTATTCACAAATTAAAACTGTAACAAATTATACATTCTTTGGTACTCAGGGTTCTACTTTTGTTGAGTCTACTAGTTTTAGTGCTGATGCATCTACTGATGTACAACAAGGAGATCTAATTCAATTCTCTGACGATGACAACAACTTAGTTCGTGCAATTGTACAATTTGCTACACAACAAGAGGGAGCATATAAATCTAGAATTTATCTAGACACAGCTTTACCAGGTTCTGTTACTAATGCAAGTATTGTAAGGTTACGTCCAAAGGTAGACAATTCTACAAGTGGCACACTTCTGTTTTCTACTGGAAGCAAGCAAATTTCTCAAGTTTCTGCTGGTGGCGATGACACCAAGATCAAATATTTCTTCCGTAGAGATTTTGTAACTACTGCATCTTCTGGTGGTGGTGTTATTACTTTTGCTGCACAATTACCATTTGGAACACAAAGGTTTGCTGCATTCAGTGAAGAAAATTTAATTATTACTGTTATTGATCCTGGTGATGCACCTGATATTGTTAAGGGTGATATTATCTTTTTAGAAGAAGATGATGTAGAGATTACTTCTTCTACTGATACATCCAGTGGTCTTACTTCTGGTAGTATTAGTTTACAGTTACCAACAACATACTTTGGTACTATTCCTGCTAATGGAACATTCCCTAAACTTAAGTTGACTGCAACTTTAGAAGTATCTAACGCAAAACCAAGACTTAAGACTGTAGTTAGAAATAAGAGAATTACAGTTACATCTGCTGGTGACCGTGTTGTACCTCTAAGAGGAACAGACTATGATACAGAAGTTGTAGAAATTCTATCATACTCTGATGCATTTAAACTTAGATATGTTTATGAGGGAACTTCTTCTCAACCACCGCAGATTGATACTGCTGGTAATCTAATTTCTGGTACTGATGTTACATCAAGATATACATTTGATGATGGTCAGAGAGATACAATCTATGATGTTTCTCGTATTGTTCTAAAACCTGGTTTTGAAGAAACAACTGGTCAACTTGTAATTGCTTTTGATTACTTTGAGCATTCACAAGGTGATTTCTGTACAATCGATAGCTATCTGCATGATGCAGGTGTTGCTGAAGATGAAGTTCCTTCCTTCAATTCTTCAGTTCTTGGTATTACAGAACTCAAAAATGTTATTGATTTTAGACCAAAAGTAGATACCACTGCTATTATTCCTGGTTTCCTTGATACTGCAATATTAGAACGAACTCAAGGATCCTTTGCTGGTTCTGGTGCTATTATTGCAAGTAGTCCTGCTCCTGATATAAATCTAGAGTTTACATTCTCTTTCAGTCAGAAACAATACTTGGATCGTATTGATGGTATCTTCTTAGATCAGAATGGAAACTTTATCATCAAAGAAGGTAACTCTTCACTCAACCCATCCAAACCAGATCCTATTGAAGATGCTGTGCCTCTTTTCTATGCACATATTCCTGCATTCACAAAGACCAGTAAGGATGTAAGGATTACTCCAGTTGATAACCGTCGTTACACAATGCGTGACATTGGTAAATTGGAGAAGCGTATTGAGCGTCTTGAGTATTATACTACACTCAGCATCTTAGAACAGCAAGCTCTTAACATGCAAGTTAAGGATGAGATTGGACTTGATAGATTTAAGTCTGGATTCTTTGTCGATAATTTTGAAGCACATAGAGTTGGCAATCTATCTTCTCTTGATTACAGATGTGCAGTAGACAGTCAGCAAAGTGTCTTACGTCCACAAGCAAAAGAAGATTCTATTAATCTCGTAGAAGTTAATACTAGAGAAGATCAAAGAACTGTTTCTGGTTATAAGAAAATTGGTAATATGGTAACTCTACCATACTCTCCACTATCTCTATTAGGAAATAGTTTTGCTTCTGGAAAATTAAATCCAAATCCATTTGTTGTTCTTCAATATGTTGGTGATAGTGATCTTTCTCCTGCTATTGATCAATGGTATGATCAAACAGAAGAACCTGTAGTTGTTGATACAAACACAGATCTCTTTAATATTTTCCTAGCTAAAGAAAATGTAAAAGAGAGTTTCTCCAGTCTCTTTAATTCTTTTGTAGTCAATTGGGTTGGAGCATCTTCGACATTTACATCAATTAATTCTTTAGGTGGTGTTAATTCTCAAATTGCATCTACTTCTGTAACATCAGCATCGGTTGGTAGTTCTTCTAATATTAGTCCTCAAAATAATGAGGTAGGAAAAGGTGTACAGACTAAAATTGTTGGTGATAACATTGTTTCTACATCTTTAGCTTTCTATACTAGAAGTCTTCCTGTTAAATTTAAAATTGGTAGAATGAAACCCAACACTAAAATCTATGTGTTCTTAGAAGGAAGAGATATTAGTCGTTGGGTCAATCCTGATTTGAGATATACTGGCATTGCTGGTAACTCACTATCTGCATTTAATGGAACAATTACTACAGATGAATATGGTAATGCATCTGGTTTGATTATTATTCCTGCTGGCAATCCTCCAACACAAAATGCTACATGGTCTGGAGATGTTGATACTGTATCTTATGATGAAGATGCAGAAGAATTAAACTTCACTACTGGTGAACTAACATTTAGATTTACTTCTAGTGCAACTAATGAATCAAAACTTGGTGTAGATTCTTATACAGAAATTAAGTATTATGCTACTGGTATTTTACCAGAAAATCCCTCTAGTATTGTATCTACAAAACCATCAATCTTTAAATCTAATGAGGGTGTTCAGTTTATTGAAAGTAACACTGACAATCCTATTAGACCAAATCCACTAGCTCAAACATTTAAAATTGAAAATTTAGATGGTGGATGTTTCGTAACTGGTCTAGATTTATATTTCAGTAAGAAGAGTACAAATATTCCTGTTAAGACTTACATCACCAATGTAGATGCAGAGAAACCTGCCAAGAATATTATTCCTGGTTCTGAAAAAACCTTATCTCCAAATACTTTTATCAAGTGTTTTGCTAGTGGAAATATGTCAGTTACCCAAGGAGAAAATGTAACTGGTGCATCTTCTGCTGCTTCTGGTCCTATCCTCAAGATCTTTGATAAGAATAATGTAGAACTAGTAGCTACTGCATCTGGTAAATATAGTCTCACCAATGAGCAAGTTTATACTGTAGTTCTAAGCAACCACAATGGAAAATCTTTCCGTCCTAATGAAGACCTAACTATTCCGTCTGTAACTCTTGCAAATGCAACAAATGCAACAGACTTTGTTCTTGCTATTGCAAAAGATAGTGGTAAGTTATCTGATATTAGAGTTACAAATACTGGTCTTAACTATGACAGTGCAATTCTAACTATTGAGAGTCCACAATTACCTGGTGGTTCTACTGCTACTGCAAGAATCGAAGTATCAGGTGGTAAGATTTACAATACTGAGATTTCGCTATCTGGTTTTGGATATACAGAAGCACCTTCTGTTGTTATTAAAGGTGTTGGTAATGGTGCTGGAGGATGTGAAATTCAGACATTCATCGAGATTGACACACCTGCAGTTAGAATGGGTGTAGCTACTGATCAAACAGGAGTAACTCAATCTACCACACCTACACACTTTGCATTTGATTATCCTGTATATCTACAAAATAATACAGAGTATGCTCTTATTGTTGAAACAGATTCGATTGATTATGAACTATGGTCTTCTAAACTTGGTGATACTGATATTGCTACAAGTACGGTTATTACAACTCAACCATCTCTAGGTTCGGTATACCGTTCCCAGAATACCGAAAGTTGGACTGAAGATATCTTCGAGGATCTTAAGTTCACTATGTATCGTGCTCAGTTTGATACAACTAGACCAGCAGAACTTCTAGTTAAGAATAAAGGTCTTGGTTATGAACTTCTAGATCAAAATCCATTCGAGACAAACGCAAGTGCTAATACCAACTCCAGTTCTAAGTTATTCAAGAATAATAATTCTATTGTTAAAGTAAATCATAGAGATCACAGTTTTGAAGATACTGGTGGTTCTTATGTTTTCTATAGGACTGCATTAGAAACAGGTGGTATTACATCATCAGTTTTAAATAGCACATTATTCCAAGTAAGTAATTCTGGTATTGATTCATATAATATTATTTCTAGTTCTCAAGCTGCTGGTAATTCTATTGGTGGTGGATCTGCAGTATATGCATCTACAAACAGAAAGTATGAAACTCTATATCCACAAGTTTCTTATCTATCATTTACTGGAACTACTTTATCAACAGAAGTTAAAACAACTGATGTTGTTCCAGTAGACTCTACTACAACTAACTATACTTCATATTCACAACCTGATTATGAAAAGACTTTCTTGAATGAACCACATTACTTCACTAATCAGAAGTTTATTGCATCTAATATTAATGAAACTTTAAACAATCTATCTCGGTCACTTACATATAAGATGACTCTATCGTCTACTGTGTCTCATTTGAGTCCAATTATTGATCTCTCTAGTGCTACTGTTAAAACAGTATCAAATAGAATTGAAAATGCTACTGGACAAGAAGATAGATTTGGAAGAAGAGATCAAGTTATTGAATTCTATCCAGTTTATCAATTTAATCTTGCGGGTAATGGTGGTACTGATCTACAAGATAACCAGACAATCAAAGGATCTACTACCAAAGCAGTAGGAACTATTGCTAGAGTTGTCGGTCAAGTTGTATACGTAAGAGTTAAGACAAGTCAATTCTTCCAGAAAGGAGAAACTGTAACTCTAGGAAATCAATTAGGTCTTAGTGCAGTTACAGTAGATTCAAATCCAACTCAAGTTCTAACAACTATTGCAGATGCTGCAACTATCGTAGCACGCAATCCATCTGTTATGTTAGAGACATATGATAATATTATCACTGGTAAAGCTACTATCTGGAATAGTCAAACACAAAAGTTAACTTTAAGAGTTGATGCGAATCCTATCAATAATAACTTCACAGATAGAATTATTGATAGTGCTTTATATAATAGAAATGCTGTTGTTGCAGATCAAATTGCTGATATCTTCCGTGTAGGAGACTTTGTTAAGTATCCTAATCAACCAGATGAAGAGAAGTCATATCTTGAGGTTGGTAAAGTAATGTATACAAATGGTTTAGACTTTGTTGGTGAAGATACATCTAAGAATGGATCTGCTGTTGCTAAGTATATAACCAAAGAAGTTTCCATTACAAGTCCAGCTACTGCAATTGATGTACATCTACTTGCAAACGTCAAAGATATTTCAAACTTAGAAGTATTCTATAAGTTTAAGAAAGCATCAAGTCAAGAAAACTTTGACGATATTGATTGGATCTACTTTAATAAAAAAGGAGAACCAGACACATACGAAATTGCAACTAGTGAAAACACAATTTCTGGAATTGTAGAGAAGCAATCTGCATATCAAGATCTTAAATATACTGCATCAAATTTACCAGAATATTCATCGTTTGCAATCAAAATTGTAATGAAAGGTGTGGATCCAGCATATGTACCTAAGATCCAAGACATCCGTGCAGTTGCTGCATTCTAATTTCCGCATATGGACTTTGTAAAAGTTGATGGACATGATGGTCTCGTAAGAGACCAAAACACTGGTGCCATCTTGAATTTGGACGATTCTGCTATAGCTGCAAGAAGGAAATCTATGCAGTTAAGTTCCGCATTGGACGACATAAATACATTGAAGAATGAAGTCTCTGAACTCAAATCACTACTGCACGGATTAATAAAAAATGCCAGCAATTAACGTAGCTAAGACTGATACCTTTGAGTCTCAAAGGCAAAAGATCAATCAACTTAGCACAGCTCTTTTCAACGTCACATCTGGTGGTAGTGATCTATCAACAGGTAACTTACAACTAGGAGACGGTCTAGTTGGCGATCCTTCACTTAAGTTTAGTACAGATACACAATTAGGTATCTACAAAGCTGGTATAAAAACTCTAGGGTTTGTCAATAGTGGTAAGAAAATTATTGACTATAAGTTATCAGAACTTACAGCATATCAAGATTTTAATATTCAGCAAAGAAAACTAGCACAATCGCTAGTTACTTTAGTTAGTGGTGGTAGTGGATATGATACTGGTACATATACAGAAGTTCCTTTAATTGGTGGTACTGGACAAAACGCTACTGCAGACATTGAAGTTCTATCATTTGATGGTTCTATTACAAATGCTGGAACTGGTTATACACCTGGCGATTATTTAACAATTCCTCTTGGTGGAGGCAATGGAACTGGAGCAACTGCTAGTTTCACGATTACTGCTCTTGAAGGTACTCTTACAACTGCTGGTTCTGCTTATTTTCCAGGAACTTATACTGCAGTACCTCTTACAGGAGGGAATGGATCTGGAGCAGAAGCTACCATTGAAATTGATGGATCATCAACACCATCTGGTACTATTACCAATGCTGGTTCTGGATACACTGACGCAGTGTATTCTCAATCATCTTTCTTCAACGAACCAGTTCAAACATTTGTTGTTACTTCTGTAGCTAACCCCAATGCGGGACAAGCAGGTGAACCAAACTTTATCTACAACATTGATGGAGCAGATAAACCTCAACTGACATTAGATGTTGGTAACACGTATAGGTTTGATCTTTCTGACGCATCAATAGCAGGAGCTAATCCAGGACAAGCAGGAAGTGATCATAGATTAACTTTCCAACTTGCTAATGGCAACGGTATTGACTTCCGAGATAAGTTTGAATGGTTTACTGCTGGTGTTCATGGTCAGGCAGGATGCTTTACTGATGTTGTAATGAAACCTGATTGTAATACAGGTACTCAAATTGTTCGTTATGATTGTGCAAACCATCCTGGAATGGGTCCTGCAGGCGGTAATATTACCCTACAAGACACATCAACTTATACTTACTATGGATGGCAAGGTTTTGCTGATGTCACTGTTTCAGGAGGCATAGTGAGTGATGTTACTTGGACTAATCCAGGTATCACATATAAAAATGGAGATAGACTACAATTAGCATTTGTAAATATTGGCGGAACAGGATCTGGATTCCTTTACACAGTTAACAACGTTGTTAATACAGGTACAGTTACTAGTGTAACAATTACTGATAGTGGTGCTGGTTACCAAAATACAGATGTACTTAGCGTAGCTGATTCTACTGTAGGAAATGGTGGTGGATCTGGGTTCCAATTTACAGTTACCAATGTTCCTGGTGATCTTACTAATTTTATTCTAAATGACAGAGGATCTGGATATCAAGTTGGTGATGTACTAAGACTACCTGCACAAATTGCAAATCAATCTGTATACTTACCTGGCGAATCTGCAGCATTCTCTGCAACTCTAAGCACAGGCAGTGCTCAGATTACTATTTCAGATACATCTAGTTTACAAGCAGGACTAAACGCAAATGGAGCTGCTGGAGACGTTGGACAACTTGATCAGGCAACCACAATCGTATCTATTGATAGTGGAACACAATTAACACTGTCTTCAAATCCAATTGTAGCTGGTGCAGCAAATGTAACGTTCTCTACTTCAAATCCAAACGAACTTACTCTTGCAGATACAACAGGACTTTCTATTGGATATAAAGTAGAAAAAGTAAGTGGTACAGGTGTATTAACAGCAGACACAACTATTGCTAACGTTGATAGTGCTACCACTGTTACATTATCAGATGCTCCAACTGCACTTGGACCGACTGTTGTTAATTTTGTTCCTGCATTTGGCGACCCAGCGGACGATTTTAGTTACACAATTGACACTCTTGGCGAAGTAGGAAGTTTCACTTTAGTTAACGTAGGTAACGGTTACTCTGCAGATGATGAGTTTACAGCAAATGCTGGTGACCTAACTCAACCTATCAGTTATCCAGTAACGGTTAAAGACGTTCAAAAGATTACTGCAATTCAAACTATTGCTGGTACAACAATTACTAGTAGCGATACACTAGAAGAGTTAGCTGGAGATATTACAAATATTTCATTTACTGGTGGTGATATTACACCAGCTACAACTGGTCCTCTTGCTTGTAGTTGTGTCCAAGGACAGTTTACTGCAACTCTTGCAGACACGACTGGTATTAATATTGGAGACCAAGTAACAGAAGACGCAAGTGGTAACATTGGAGTTAATGTCACTGTTGCATCTGTTGATAGTGCAACTCAAGTAACACTATCTGCTGCATTCCTTCAAACTGCTAGTATCAACCTAACATTCACATCAGATGAGCAGGGATCATTTACTGGTGTTGCATCAACATCTGCTGGTGGTGGTAGTGGTGCAACATTTGATGTAGAGAGAAGCACCAATGGTTTAATTATTGGCGTAACTCTCAATGCTGCTGGTCTAGGATACTCTAATAGTGATACTTTAACTATTGCTGGTAACTTAATTGGTGGAGCTACGCCTGCAGATGATATTACAATTACAGCAGACACCGTAAATGTTGCCACCCCAGTTACAATTGTAGATATTGCTTTAGATGGCAGTGGTAATATTTCTACTATCTTAATTGAAGTAGATCAAGCAACTTTATTTACTTCTGGAAATACATTTGTTAAGACTGGTGCTGCTGGAACACAATATACAGTTGATACAGCATCTGTTCTTGAATTTAGATTCTTAATTGACGTTGGATCTGGACCACAAATTACTCCATCGTGGACAATTTATGTTGGTAACACTTATAGATTTGATTTGAGTGATAACAGTGTATCTGGTCACCAATTTGCTCTTAGTGAATTTAGAGACGGACCATATGCTCCAAGTTTAGTAGAGAATGTTAGCACAACATTAGATGTAGCTAGTTATACTCTAACCGTGGCATCCACTACAGGAATTGTAGAAGGAATGCTTGTTTCAACTGTTAGCGGTGCTGGTGTATTAGCATCTGATACAAGAGTTGTTTCTATTGATAGTGCTACTCAAGTAACTGTTTCTCTTCTTCCAACTACAGCAGGTGCTGTGGTTGTTAATTTCTCTGGTGTTGAATATACTGATGGTGTAGAGAAAGGTAATGACTATCTCGATCTAACTGTTACTTCTGTAACTCCAAACCTTTACTATTTCTGTAATTCTGGTATTGGTCATGAAAATGAAGGTGGTGAAGATAATCAAGAAGCATTAATCACCATTGATCCAAATAATCCTAAAGTATTTGGTAGTGGATTAATTCTAAGAGCTACGGATATTTCATCTGTGAATATCGTCACAATGGAAGTTCTTACTGGTGAGGTAACTGTTGCTGATATTAAAGCTACTGAAGGTACTATTGATACTCTCAGTGCTCCTGATGTTTCTTCTACAACTGTTGCAGCAACCACTAGCGTTACAACTCCATTAATTACTTCAGATGCTGCTCTTACTTTAACAGGAACTTCTGTAGAGTCTACTGCAGACTTTACAGTTGGTGGATTGACTGTTACTCAGGCAGACGGTAACGTTCTTACTTCGGGTGAACTTAAGACTACAGATAAATTAAATATCAATGACAAAATAACTATTGAGAATAATGTTATTTCTACCGATGCTGGTAGTGACCTAGTTCTAACTGCACCTACTGGTAAGGTCACCAAAGTTACTGGTTTTGGTTCTATCAACATTCCTGCTGGTACATCTGCACAACGTCCTGGTGCTAGTGCCGCAGAAAATGGATCGATCAGATATAACACAGATAGTAATCAATATGAAGGTTATAGTGCTTCTTCCTCTTCTTGGTCTTCACTTGGTGGTATTAGAGATCTAGATGGTAATACTTACATTACTGCAGAACTTTCAATTGGTTCTAATGATAACACACTTTGGTTCTACAATGATGGATCTAATACTGTTAAATTTACACCAAATGAATTAGAGTTTAGAACTAATAAGACTATCAAGTCTGCAAATACATCTGCTCCAGCATTTACAGATTGGATTGCTAATGCACCTGTACTAGTTGGTGCATATCTAAAGCACAAAAATAATTTATACGAAGTTACAGTAGCAGGTAACACTGCTACAAGTGGTAATGAACCTACACATACAAGTGGTGCTGTAACTAATGGTAGCTGCACATTAACTTTCTGGGGTCTTGCAGTTGGTCCTCTAACATTTGTTGACGTTGAAGAAATTAGATTAGATCCATTAGGTTCTTCTCCTTTAGTAATCAATGGAGATTTAAGACTTAGAGATAACATTATCTCTACAGATCTTAATGATATTACTTTACAACCAAACTCTGGTAAGAAAATTGTATGTAATACAAATACCAGTTTAGCACTTCCATCTGGTTCTGATGCAGACAGAGGTTCAGTAATACAGGGTGGTGTTAGATTCAATACAACTGCTGGTCAGTTTGAAGGATATGACGGAACCAACTGGGGTTCTCTTGGTGGAGTAAAAGACGTTGATCAAAACACTTATATTATTCCCGAAACTGCACCTGGTGCAAACGAAAACATATTATACTTCTACAATGATGGAACAAATACGATGCGTCTTACCGCATCCGCACTTGAATTCTACAGCGTAGATACTATTATCTCAAGCACATCTAGCGAGTTTGAAATTACAGCAAGCTTGATGACATTTGATAATGCTGAAACAACTCTTGATAATACTCAAACAGATAGAACATTCTTACATACCAGTAAGCAATATTTTGACTTAGGTCTTTCAGGTGGTTTATCAGTTGACCCAGTTCTTAGACTTGACAATCAAGGTGATGTTTATTTCAATACCTCATTTGGTACAGGTAACTTTACTGGAGTAAAAGTTTTTGATGGAGATCTCAAAGAGTTTGAACTTGCAGACACTAAGATCTTGACAGAAAAAGTAACTCTAACAAAAGGTTCTGCAAACTCCAGTGGATCTGATATCTACGATGCTCAAGCAGCGGTAGGAGCTAAGACAGTTGTAGTTGCTGAGAACTTAAATAATAATGATAGAGAATTCTTTGAGTTTGGTATTATAGATAATGGAACAGACATCTTCCATACAGAGTATGGTAATGTCAGAACAGGACAACAACTAATTGTCCCTACTTTTGAAAGAACATCTGGCAACTTTGCTAGAATCAATTTTACAGTTGGATCAGACCTCACCACTGGTCATCAAATCGAGATCACTATCGTATCTACTATTACTAAGAAATAAAAATGGCAACTACAACCGAAAAATTTGATTCTAAAGGTGGATTTGCTATCGGCAAAACTGTTATTGTTGATGAAGAAAGAAATGCAAAAGATTTTAATACTCTAGAAGTAAAGAACAGGCATTTCACAGATAGTTCACAAACTCGTTATATTTTACGAGGTCTTAACACCTCTACTCTTGACTTGGATGGATTAGGAACAAAAATTCCTATTGCAAATTCTACTTTAAATTTTGTCACAGGAAACATCATTGCAGTTAATGATTCAGGAACTGTATATGCTGTCAAATTTGAGACTGCGGTCTCATGTGATGGATCAGGAAATGTAAATATTATGTCTAGTTTCCAAACAGTAATTAAAGATGATATTCCTACAGGTGAAACTTGGGGGATTGAACCTACTGGTGGAACAAACGTTTTTAGCTATAACACAGTAAGAGCTGGTACAACTGCAACTATTAAGTGGGTTTCATCCACAGAAGTTATCAGTATTGCATGGGCTTGATGCTAAATATAGAATAGGAAAAAAGTCAAAAGCACGGGAACACCATGAGTTTTCATATTAATTCCGATAAAGAAAAGATTAGGGGCGTAAATCCTAAACTTATCGGTGATAATGAAGCCACGATTAGAGTTGGCACAGGAGCAGACGAAAAAGAAGTCTTGCGAACTGAGTTAGACTCTACTACGCAATTACCCCGTGTCGGTATTAACCGAACTGGGCAAAGAGTTAATAATATCGTTCTCGACACTGCAGGTAGTGGATTTACTGTAAACCCAACAGTAACTATCGGACCTCCTAATGCTGCTGGTGGTATACAAGCTCTTGCTTCCGCATTTACTTTTAATGGCAAAGTAACTACAATTGCTGTTAATAATCCTGGCAGCGGATATACCATTGCTCCAATTGTTACTATTTCTGAAGGTGGTGGTTCTGGTGCTACTGCTACTGCTTTCCTTGATACTGTTGATTATGAACTTGATATTAATGGTGCTATTAGAACATCTACGTCTATCATTTCTGATACGGCAAGAATTCTAAACCTAGATATTGACAACTTTATTACTCCAGATGCTAACTTCAGGGGTCCAAACCTGAAGAATTACATGAATAACACAGGCATTTTATGGTCTGCTAATGTTATTCTACAAAAAGATTCTTACAGATATTTTGGAGCTAATGTTTATCAAGCATTAAATACTGGTCAAACTGGTTCTGAAGCTCCAGAACACGTTGATGGTATCATCAAAAACGGTGATGTTGACTTCAAACACATTGGTTTCCGCGTCAACGATCCAAATGAGTTTAGATATAATGATACTGGAGACTCTGGTGTATTCCCAAGATCTATTACACCTCTATTGGGTGATAGATCAGACAAGATTGCTACTACAGAATACGTCCTCAACCTAGCAACGAATGACGTTGGTGGTCGTATTTACGTTTCACAACAGATTGGTTCTGACCTTAATGATGGTCGATCTGCTGTAAACCCTGTTAGAACAATTAAAAAAGCAGCACAAGAGGCATGGAAAACGCCTGGTGTTAAAGAAACTATTATTGTATCTGGTGGTGATTATGTAGAAGATAACCCAATTTCACTACCACCCGATTCTTCCATCGTTGGTGATAACCTACGTTTGGTCATCATTCGTCCTGCTAATCCTGGCAAACACATTGTTAAGTTTGGTGATAAGAACTATGTAATTGGTGTTACTTATCGTGACCAAATTGATTCCAATGGCGATGCAGTTGCTACTTGGGATTTTGCTATGGTCTTTGACGATAAGCAAAGAGTTATCGTTGACAGAGAAGCTAATGGTGATTTTGGTACATCATTCCCAGTTGGTCATCAAATTTTTGGACCACAGCAGTTCCGTGTTTCTTTCCAAAACAATACAGGTCTTGCTACATTAGTATCTGGTTTAATTGTAAAAGGTGTTAACACTGGTTCTAGAGCAAAAATATTTGACGTTAAATTTGCAACTACAATAGGTGCTAGTGCATATGTAAATGGTACAATTGATGTCCAATTACAATCTGGTTCCTTTGTTGAAGGTGAGCAATTCTCATATATCACATCTGCTGGTGCAGGTAGTGCTATCAACCTTGCTATTACTGGTCAACAGGGACCAAACACTTTACGATTTACACAAGATCCAACTGGAACTATTCCTGGTGGTACAGTAGTACAATTAGTAGGAACACCATCCACAGGTAATGCTTTTACAGGATTCTATGAAGTTTCTGCGATTGATTCTACGCAATCTGCAAGTAATATTTGGGATGTAACATTCTTCCCAATTCTAAATGCTCCCACATGGGATGCAACTGGTGTTGGTGGTACATATGCAATCAATCAAGCTACTGCACAAACTGAAAATATTGACACTACTGCTATTAAATCAATTCGAGCAGAAGGTGAGGTTGTAGCAGTAGATGAAGATTACACCACAACTCTACCTATTTCTAGACTTGATTTCTCTTTACAAGGAGATCCAAGTATTACAACAGGTGGTTTCCAAAATGCTCAGTTTGGTAATGCAGAAGATCTTGGTGGTGTTGTCTTCTATACTAACGCACTAGTTGGTAGAACAAATACTCACGAGTTTAAAGAAGGTCAGGAAATTTTAATTGAAAATCTTCCTACTTCAAACCCTGACTTATCACTTCTAAATGGTAAGCAAAGAATTTATAAAGTCTTAGAAGATGCAGATGGTCGCTGCAGAAGATTTGTAATTCCTAAAAAAGTTCCATCTATCACAGATGCTAACTTAGATCCTGGTCAATTTGCAACTGTTAAGAGTTTTTCAAAAGTAATTACTCTATCACTACTAAACTCACCAAACACATTCCCTCTATCTACTCCTGTAGAAAGAAGATTCCAAGATGCTTGTGTATTCCTACGTAATAACAGAGAGTTTATTGCAGATGAAGTTGTAGGAAGAATCAATAGACAATTTGCTAAAGACTATTATCAGGTATCTGAAATCACTGGTGGTGGAGATACATTTAAAGTATTCTTAGGTCAGACTCCAGTAACTCATACTTATGTTTCTGGTGGTACAGTTAAATTTGAAAATACAACTGTAAATATTACTAACTTTAGTTACGATAATATCATAACAGGTTATGCAACTATCACAGTAGATTCTGCTTTATCAACTTTAGTAGAAGATGATACCATTAAGTTAGCAGACATTCTACTATCCTGTGATGCTGGTCAAAAAACTTACCCTTCTTATAGTTCCCCAACTAGTGGAGATAACACAGGAAGTGACGGTGATGAGCAATGCCGCCAAGACGTTATTCACTTTGTTAATGCTCTAGTAAGAGATTTAGAATTTGGTTCAAACTTCAACATTATTGAAGCAGCTAAGAAGTATATTCTTGGTGGTGATATTGCATACATCAAGGATGAAATTGTTCAAAACTTCCGTGCGATTGAATATGCACGAGAACTTTGTATCCTTGCAATGAGAAACTGGAGAACTGGTGACGGTACTCCATCAGATCCAATTTATTCTCCTGTATATTCTTCTGTAACAAGATACTTTGATGATACAGTCATCACAGCAACTGCGGGTACTCCAGCTTGTGCTGATGTTAAATCTGCAATTGATACTTTATCATTCCTTTGGGTTGATCTTATTACCAAGAATCAAAATGGAACTTATCTGGATGCTGCATACTTAATTGAAAGAAATAAGTATCTAATTGCTGATCAAGCATTACGTGATACATTAGGTCAGTTTCCATTATTCTCACTTGATAACACAAACGAAAGAAAATGTAAAAGAGATCTTGGTATTACGTTAAGTAATCTAGCAAAAGATTTAACATTTGGTGGTAATGAGAATATTGTTATAGCTGCCGAATCTTACTTTACACAAACTGCTTTAACTGGCATTCCAGAAGCACAAAGAGCAGAAACTATCTTTGCATATCAAAGAGCTAAAACATATGCTATCGCAGCAATGCGTAACTGGACTGATGGATCATATGTTGATCTCACTCCAACTAACGCAACATACAATGCTTCTACTGGTGCATTAGAGGTAATCTTCCCTGATCCTCTCATTGCTCCTAATGTAGGAGATAGAATTGCATTTAAAGAAGAAGCAATTGCCTTCCAATGTACATATAACAGTGTTACTGGAACACACTCAAGTCCATTAAAAACTGATGATAATTATGGCAAGAGTCATGCCATCACTAATGTTCAATCTTCTGGTGGTGTCACCACAGTTACTTGTAACGTTGGTAATGCAGGAGCTGCTTCTGGTTCATCACATTCATTTGTAAGTGCAGTAACAGATGGAACTATTATTGTTTACAATCCTACTGTACTAACTTCACCTATTCCAAGATTTGAAGATTGGAATATTCTTCCAGATCCAAATGCAGGCGCTCCAATAGCACAGCATACACCATCAACAGCTACCTATAATCCTGCTAATGGTGATTTCACAATGACTGTGACAGGTCATAGTGTTACTACAAGTAATAGTATTAGTCTTTCTCCAGAATCATTCACATTTACATGTGCAATGGACGGTAATGCCACTGAGCATAGTTTACCTCAATCTGGTCAAACTGCATATGGCAATGCTCTGGCAGTAACATCAACATCTGCAGATACATTTACAATTAATGTTGGCGTATCTGGTCCTGATCAACAGTGGACTCCAAGTGATGCAACTTATGATCCTGCTACAGGTGCTCTGGTTCTAACTATTGGTACTGGTCATGGACTTAGTATTGGTGAAGGTGTTGTACTTGATACTGATAGTCTATCGTTCACATGTACGATGGATGGAAATACTGCTACTAAAACATATCCAAGAGCAGGTCATGACCCATACGCATTGAGATCTATACCTATCGATAGTGTAAGTGATACAACTATTACATTAAACGTAGGTGTATCTCCTGCAAATAAATTACTTACTGCACAAACAGGAACTACCTACAATGCATCTACTGGTGAATTAGTTCTAGAACTTGGAACTCAGCATGGTCTTGATGTTAATAAAGGAATTGTAATTCTAGATAATTCTCTAGCATTTACATGTGACTATAATGGTGATGGTAATACAACTGTAGAAACATATCCAAGACCATCTGACCCCGCTTCAGGTGCATCTTTAAATATCACAGCAGTTTCTTCTAGTCAACATACAGCTACCAATGCTGTCTACACAGCATCTAGTGGAAAGTTAGTTATAACAAGTGCTGGACATAATTTTGCAAATGGAGATTATGTAAAAATTGCTAACGATAGTCTAACTTTTACTTGTGATCTGGATGGAAATTCAGTAAACAAAACATATCCTCGTGCCAACTATGATAAGTTGAGTAACAAATGGGTACAAATTAGTAATGTAACTACCGATACTTTTGAAATTAATACTGGTCTTTCCTCTTACACAGGCACACATGCTTTTGTAAGTGCATTAGCTAATGGTATCGAGAGACAAACTGGAACTGTTACAGTTAACGTAGGAGCTGGTGGTGCTGCTTCTGGTGAAGCACATACTTTTGTAAGTGGTGCTGCAGGATCAATTACTCAGATTTCACAATCTGCACATACATTCGTAACTGCTGCAACTAATTGCCTCAAGCATTTACCACAATCTGCACATACATTTGTTAGAACAACTAACAACTCTGTACTTGTATACAGCACGGGACAAACTTCACAATGTTCTAACGTTGCTTCTTCCATCAATACATCTATGGATCTTTTTGAAGATATCTTAGATGGAACAGTTCTTTCTGGTGCTACATCTAGAACTAGCAATTCTCTATATGATACTTCACAAATTATTTCGTATCCAGATAACTTTGTTTCTGATGCTAATAACAACAGACTAGCAATTCGTGGTGATTACGATGACTATCCAATTATCGAGGCATCTCCATACACCCAGAACGCATCTGTTATCTCCTTCCTAGGTGGTGGCGGTGCTGAGGTTGATGGTGCCAAGGTTAAGCAACCCAACTGCCCATTCCCTGGTCTTGAGTTAGACGGAACAGCATCCTTCCCCAATCAGGGTAAGTCGATGGTTGCATCTGCATTCACGATTGTATCTTTTGGTGGTACAGGATATAAGGTTATCAACGATGGTTATACTCAGTTAGTTTCTGTCTTCGTTATCTTCTGTGCTGATGGTGTTCTTGCTGAATCTGGTGGTTACTGCTCAATCACTAACTCTGCTACCAACTTTGGTACATTTGCATTAAGAGGTATAGGTTTCCGTAAGGACCCATATGCATTTGATATTGCAACGATTTCAAATGTTTCTTCTACTCCTACTGGTAGAACTATCCTAACACTTAGTGGACTTGGTAGAGAACCATTAGAGCATTATGTTGTTAAGATTGATGGATATAGAAACACTAATGTAGATATTGAATACTTTGTTGATGTTGTAGCTGGAGTTACAGTTGGTCCTCCTTTCTCTGCACAATTAACTATTGATGATGGCACAGGTGGTGCCATGGATCTTACAGATATAGCAACTGGTCAGGCAGTATCTACCAGTATTCTGTCTGGTAAAACAATTAACTTACACAGACCATCGATTGTTAACTCTTCTTCTCATACGTGGGAATTTGCGGGTTCAGGAACTAACTACCTAGCTCTTCCTGAGAACGGTGGTACTAAAGTCGAAGCATACGAACAGGTATCTGAAAACTACGGTCGTGTATATGTTTCTGGTACTGATGAACTTGGTGACTTTAAGGTTGGTACTTTCGCTAGAATCGAAAACAGAACTGGTAACATTACCTTCACTGGTACGGTTACGATCTCTGAAGTTGAATTCTTGAAACTGAAAGGTGGTGACGTTGTTGTTACTGGTTTTGACGCATCCAACACACTTGGTGGTGCTAACTCTAGTGATTCTAAACTACCTACACAAAAGGCAGTTAAAGATTATATCACTAATGCTTTAGGACCTTACATCAACAAACCATATTCTACGAACGCTGTTCCTAGAGCATTGGTTGAACTTACTGATTCTGGTAAGATCTCTATTGATCAGATTCCAGCACTCAGACCATTCAGTGTCTTCACTGTTGCAAACCAAACAGAAAGAACTGCACTAGAAGGAGCACTTGCTGGTGACATTGCAATTCAACAGGATACATCAACATCATTCATTCTAAACAATGATAATGATAGTCTGTTCCTTGGATTTAACCCAGATCCTGCTTTAACATTCACCATCGGTGACATCCTTACTGGTAGTTTAACTACTGGACGCATTCAATCAACTGAATATAGAAAAGGTGTTGTATTCCAAATTAATATTAGTAACGGTGGTTCTGGATATACTGTTGCTCCTGTAGTTACATTTGCTGGTGGTAACCCAGAAGCTGGTGCAGTTTCTGCAGCTGCTACTTGTACTATTGCTAATGGTCAAGTTGTTACTGTTACTATTAATGACTTTGGTGGATTCCGAGGTGGTAAAGGATATACTACTGCTCCTAATATTACATTTGCTGCTCCTACTGGAGCTGGTACACAAGCACAAGGTAATGCTCTAATTGAGAGCAGAATATATGGTGATATCGTCAACAACATTAAGATAGAAGATACTGATACTGTTGATGATAGTACATCACCTACTGCTAATACAGTTAACATTACTAGAGTTGTAAATACATCTTCCTTCGATGCTAACAACTGGGTATCACTATCTTCCAATCAGATTGCTGCTTCCGATATTACATCTGGTGTTATTGAAACAGACAGACTTGCTGTTGGTGGATCTGCAAACTCCTTCACATTCTTAAGAGGTGATTCTAGCTTTGCACTAGCAATGCAGTCACTCAAAGGTGCAGAAAGCAGGTACTTTGCAAGATTGGCATCTCAGTGTACTACAGGATCATCTCAGATGATCTTTACTACAAACTCTGATGTTCTTATTGGTCATGAAGTTAAGAATACTGTAAGTGGTATTCAGACTAATACAAACATTACTGGTGTTATTACCGCAGCAGGTCTAACTACGATCTCTCTAAACAACCCAGTCAATGCAACAATTCCTCTCGGAACAATTATTGAGTTTGAGCGTGGTGCATCTCCTCTATCATTTGAATCAACATTCACTCAAGGTGGATTTGTTGATGATGTTATTATTTCTAACGCTGGTTCTGGTTACACCAACGGTCAATACTTTGATGTTTCGCTAACAGGTGGAACAGGAACTGGACTCAAGGTTAATATTGTTGTTGCTGGTAACGTTGTAACAGAAATTACTGTTACTGATGGTGGTACTGGATATAGTTCAGACTTTACTGTAACCTCTGCTCCTGGTGTCATTGGTGCTGGATCCTCTCTTGTACTAGAATCAAAAGTTTCTACGGTCAACAGACAGTATGCAAACGTATCTATTGACGTTCAGAGAGTTACTGATCTTACAATTTCTGCTGACCTTTACGGTACAATTGGTGTTTCTAGATATAAGAAATCACAATTCAATCTTGGTCAGGCAGGAAATGGATCTGTTGAACTTAAGACTGGTGCAGATAGTGGACTTGATGCTGACTTACTAGACGGTGTACAAGGTACATTCTATCTAAATGCTAGTAACATGAGTGCTGGTACTCTATCTTCTGATAGATTAGCTGGAACTTACAACATCGCAATTTCTGGTACAGCAGGTAACACGATTCGTGTTCTTACAGGTACTAACAACCCGTCCTCTTCTCCTGCTCCTAACAACTTCAGTTCTGGTATTGTTGCTAACACAATCTTCAATAGTGCTAATGGACTAACTGATGGTGGCACCAGAAACATGACTGTAACCTTCAGAAATGGTGGTTCTGGTTTCGATGCTGGATTTGGTGGTGTAAGACAACTTGCATTCACGGATAATGATAACATGTATCTCCGTGGATCTGGAACTGGTGTTGGATCTTTCGGTACATGGGCGAAGGTATGGACATCATTGAATGATGGTCTTGACTCTGGTCTTGACGCTGACAGACTTGACAATAGACAGGGCACTTGGTATCAAAATGCTCTAAACATTAATGAAGGAACTTTATCTGATAATAGACTTCCTAGATTCATTAGTGCAACTAACTTTAGAGATAACGTAAGTGTTAAAGGATTCCTTGGTGATCCTAAGTTCAGAATTTACTTCTCTGGAGTTATCCTCGACACATCTGCAACGGGAGTATTTGCTGCAGGTAATCCAATCAACTTGTATAACGCCAACGCACAAGCTGTTGGTAGTTTTGTTATTGATAGTGTTGTAACTAACGATGATACAGCAGATAACTTTAACGACTTTACGATTCTAATTGGTAGACTCAACTCTGGTAACTTTGTTGGTGCTCTTACTGCTGGTAGTGCATCTAACAGACAACCATTTGATGACTTTACTCTAGAAGATGGTAATACAGTAGACGTTGGTAAGATTGTTAATAACTCTGGATCTGGTGAACTAAGACTTGGAAGAACTGATGGTCAATCATCTAGTCCTGCAATTTACTTTAGATCTTCTCAGTTAGTATCGGCAACTCCAGATGATCACTATACTGCTAAATTTGAAGCAGCTGGTGGTAATGCTAGTTTAGGATCTGGTACTTTAGCATTGACAGTTCTAAATGCTGATGCATTTACTATCAATGGTCAGAAAGCATGGAACGAAGGTAACATTCAATTTAGTAGTGCTAACCTTGGTAGTTATGCAGTACAACGTGATTCTGCTGGTAACTTCTCCGCTGGAACAATTACCGCATCTCTAACTGGTGCTGCATCACTCAACGTTCTGAAGACTGGTGATACCATGACTGGTTCGCTTGTCCTAACTGGTGCAGGTTCTAACCTCACTGTTAGTGGAACAGCAACTGTTAACAATACAACAACATTAACTGCTGATCTTAACGTTGATAACTATACATTATTCGTTGACTCTTCTGAGAATAAGATCGGTATTGGCGAGACTGTATTTACTAACCGTGCTGGTGAGTCATACGTTAAGTTGAGAATTAGACCTTCTAACTTTAACAGTTATGGTACTGTTCATGGAATGGACATTGCTCAGTTTAATGGTAACTGGGTAGATGGTTCTAGTGGTGCTGATTCTCAGTTTGGTCTTGCACTCACTTATAACGATACTGTAAGAGGTGGTCTACTTTATGACCATAGAGGCAGTGAGAGAATGGCACTTTGGTCTTCTTATGGACGCATTGCGTTCATGGTTGATCCTGGCAGAAGTGGTAACGAGGTTCCACTAACTGTTGGAACTGAGGCAATGACCATTGATTATAATGGATCAGTTGGTATTTCAACTTCAACTCCAAGTTCTAGCTTTAAGTTAGATGTTAATGGTACATCCAGATTTAGAAATTATGTTACGTTAGATTCCGCTAATGATAACTCTGGTGCTGGTATGTACTTCTTAGGTTCCTCCAGTCAGAAAAACTTCAGAATTGGTAACCAGATTGGACATAGTGATGCATTTGAAATTACTGCATCAACTGCTGGTGGTGGACAATCTTGGAATGGAACTCCTGCATTCTTGGTTAAGGGTGACAATAGAATTGCAATTAACACTAATGCAACTTCTGGAACCGACCCAACTAATAACCAGAGTAGAAACTATCAATTAAATGTTCAAGGTGATATTAACTTGAATGGTCAGTTCTTCCAGAACAACCAAGAGTTTGTAACATCTAGATGGACAGAAGCTTCTAACGGCAATGACATCTATAGATTGTCCAAAGTTGGTGTTAAGAAACAAGATCCTACATACGACTTACATGTCCTTGGATCTACAAACATCGAAGGTCAAACTTTCGTTAACCAAGCAAACACCAGCGTTCTTTACGCTAACGGCGTAAGGCAATGGATTGACTCCTACGGTATCTTCAAAGCAAACAGTCAAGTTGTTGCTGAGAACATTACTGTTCCTAATGGAACAAACTGTGGTAGTTTTGGTCCTATCACTATAAATAACAATATTGTGATCACAGTTGCTGATGGCGGTAGCTGGAACATCGTCTAAATAGTAAAGGTAGGAGATCCTATTATCCATGGCATCAGAATTAAGAGTAGATCAACTTAAATATACCGCCGCAGGTAGTTCAACCAATCCCAACATTTCGTTGAATACGGATGGTTCATGTACCTTCGGTGGTAATATTGATATTGGCAGTAATAGTTTGCTTGTAAATGGTGCGCCATTTTCAACTTTACCAGAGCAATTTCCTGCAAGTGCTGGTGATTCAAGCACCGTTGGAGCCACACTGAAATCAGATGGTACTAACGCTTATTGGGAAAACATTGTTGAGTTTGCCGAAGGTTTTAATATTACTAGAGGATATCCAGCAGCAGGTTACCGAGGTGGTGCTGCATGGAGAAACATCAACCGTTGTACACATGCTACGTTTAGTAACGCTAACATTGGCGACAGAATTGATCAGTCTGACGCATACACAGCAGGTGCTCAAAACTCTGCTATGAGAGCATATGTTTTCTGCACAGCAAACGGTTGGAACAATACTGGTAACTATGTTTCTAGTTTCAGCATGGTCACTGAGTCCAATGCTGGTGCTGCAACATCGATGCAGACTTCAAGAAACAGAACTTCTGTTATGAAGAGAGACTTTAAGTATGCATATGTTTGTGGAAACAATAACAACAACCCAGACAGATACGACTTAACTAATGACAGTGTATCAACTGTTAGTGGCGGCGGATCTACTGGTGGTGATAACCCTGCATGTGGTTATGGCGAAACTAAAGGTTGGTATAAGCAAGGTGGTAATGGATACAGCTTTGACTGGTCAACTCAATCGTGGTCTGGTTGGAGTTCTGCTCCTGGCACTGATGGAACTAACAAGACTTGGAACTCACGTCTTAATTTCTCTTATTGGAACACTGCAGGTGGTTACCAAACCAACGCTGCACTTTCAAGAAGAGATGACACTACTGGTTCTAACCTAGGATCTGTTAGTAAACCAGCAACTACTGGTGAAGAAACATTCCATACGGGAATGACACATGGATTTATGAACGGTATGTATGATGGTGGTCAGAACAATACTGGTGGTCAAGTAAGTTTCTCCACACACTCATTTGGATTAAATGGCAGTCTCAACTCTCAGGGAACACCTGGTAGAGCATCGGGTGCTGCTATTGAATATGGTACACTAGCTAGCGGTTACACAGGAGTATAAGCATGACAAAAAGATATTTCGTTGGTAAACTCCCCGATCTAACAAAATTACTTACATACCAACCAATCAACTCTGTTCTTGATTGGTATGTTTTCTCGTTGGATTCTGAAGACGTAAATGGTATAAATTCTTTATCAGACAGATTTGTCGAGATGGATAAAGAGATGGCAGTATTTGGTATGAGAAGTCTTGGTGATATTCGTTCTACCATTAAAGTTCCTGCTGATGATTTAAAAAATGAGGCAGATTTTGATAATCTATCTTATGCTGATATGGCACCTGAAGGACCTAAAGTAGCAGTTCCTGTCACACAAAAGAGATATGATACTATTCTAAGAACTATGAAGTTCCTAGCAAAGTTAATTGTAGAACAAACTTTTGAACAAAGGTTCTTAGCTTTAGACGAAGGTGTTTCTGCACTAGAGAAAAAGACATGGGAATATCAAAATGACGATGTAGATAATAATAATGATTACATCATCAGAGAATTGTCAGTAGCAAAGGGTGTAGCTCCAGTTGATTTAAAAACAAAAATTCAAGAAAAAAGAAATGCTTACAACAGAAATGTAAAAGCACTCTACATTAAGTCTTCAGAAATTAAAAAAGAGTTCTCAGATTGCGATACAATTAGGAAGATAAATAGGTTATATGAGAACTACCTTGGTCTTCCAATGCCAGAACAACAGGCAAAAGAAGAAAATAAATACACCCAAAACGAACAGGGTGTTTTAATTAGAGATGAGGTAATTCCTGGTATCAAGTTCTAATCATTATTTTTTGATTTATTATGGGTGTAATTACAGATAAAGAAATTAGAGATATTGCTGTAAGAGTATCTCTTGGTATGTCGAAGAATCAAATTTTAGACTATGTGATCAAATCACATGTCACAGAAGATCGACAACTAAAACAAGTTTTGTTAGAGATCGAGAATCGATCACATCAATATGAAAAAATGCTCCTCGATGAAAAGAAGGGAGATATTCGTTTGCGTCGTGATAAAGCTTTACTAGAGAAACTCCAAGCAGAAGATGGAGATGAGTTTGATATTGAATTTGCTGCAGCTGAAGTTGAGTTTGCTGAACTCGATAAAGAAATGTGGAATAGAAGAAAGGGTCAAGCAGAATATGAACTTCAAGTTTTCATAGATTATATTAAAGACAAAGGTCTAACAAAACAAGATCTATTGGATTCAGTTGAATGGGATGAAGAAGATGAAAGAAAGTATTGGATTGCAAGACTTGGTAAACAAGCTGCTTTAGATATTATGGCAAATGGTAGAGTCGGTATTGGCAACATGGATTCTATTGCTATGATGAAAGAAGAAGATCAAGTTGGTATTCTTGATGTTGCATCTCAGTATGCTTGTTTGATGAAGATCTCTATGGATAAGATTCAAGGAAGAACAGAGAAGTATTTTCAAGCATATGCAGAATCTCCTGACGTTCAAGTTCCTACATTCCATGGTGTAGAACACAACCTTAACATCCCTCTCCTAGATCAAATCCGTGACCAACTCAATGACAAGCGTCTTCAGTCTGCCGATCAACCCGAAGATCAATAAAAAATTTGCTGAGGAGACTTTTATACCATTCCTCATTGAGCATAAACATTTAATTTACGATCTATATTTTACCTGTCGTATTCCTCCTTTTAATCAGGATGCGATGGGTGATATTTTTGTAGTTGATCCTGTTAGTGGAACTACAAGAAATGCATTGTTTATTTCTCAAGAGACAGGTATTCCTTTGTCTGCCACATTTAATAACATGTGGATTAGACCAGATCAAAAAAATCTAGATCTGTGGATAGAAAATTTTAAACCTTTGTATGATAAGGGTGTTCGTATTGTAACTCTACCTCATACATCATGGGTTTCTTCAGGACAAATTCAAAGAGAATTTCCTGAACTGTTTATCAAAAACACAATCCTTAGAGAAGTCACAAAAGCAAATGAAATTGTTGCTTGTGCTAGAGCAGGATTTCACTATGTAAATCTTGATAGAGATTTAATGAGAGATAAAGATGCTCTCAATAGAGTTATCGAAGCAAAAGAATATTGTGCATCTATTGATAAACCAGTAAAACTATCATTGCTAGCTAATGAAAATTGCTGGGGTGGTTGTCCTATTATGCCAGAGCATTATCAATACAATGCCACAAGAGATGATAGTCCTCAATATTTTAATTCTGAAATCAGTAGAGTATCTTGTTCTACTTGGGATGTAACAGAATCATCAGCATCTCTTAAAGCAGCAAACATTCCGCCATGGAGAGAAGACTGGCAAGAGTTTCTTGATCTAGGTATTGATGTATTTAAAATGCATGGTAGAGAAAGTGCTATCAGATTAATGGAGTCTATGGACATCATTAAAAAATGGAATGATGGTGATGAAATTCTCTTCCCACGTATGAATGTATACATGGAAGATCTTAATATGAAAGATCGTCCCATTGATATATGGAGAGATAAAATTAAAAATTGTAAGTTTGATTGCTGGGAATGTAATTATTGCGATACAGTTGTTGAAGCACATCTTAAAAAACAAGAGAGAGTATGTCACCCATTTGTAACCAGATGTTTAGACTCTATTGATAAAGCTATTGAAGGGAAGTCAAAATTTGATCACGACATTCAGGGTCTAACTTCTGATAAGGTAAGGCACTTCCTCAACAATCTATGTTCTTACGAGGATACAAAGTATCTAGAAATTGGTGTGTTTAATGGCAGCACATTCTGTGCAGCAATTCAAGGTAATGATATTACTGCTTATGCAGCAGATCATTGGCGTGATGTAGATATCAAACCAATCAGAGAAGACATTCCATGGGATGATGAAGAAGGATCTATTGAAACTTTCATTGAGAATGTAAAATCTGTATGGACAGACAACAGCAACATTGCAATTTTAAATGGTGATATCCGTGAAGCTACAGAAGAAAATTTAGATAAAAAAGTAAATACTATTTTTTATGACGCAGATCATGAATTGAATGTACAGAGAAGTTGTTTAAATCACATTCTTCAATATACAGAGAATGAATTTATATTAGTGGTTGATGATGCAAACCTTGATGGTGTATTAACATCGACAAAAGATTTTATTGAAGAGAATAAGATTACAGTTTTGTATGAAAGAAGTATTCTTACTGGTGAAATTGAAGATACAAATTCTTGGTGGAATGGAATAAACATTTTTGTATTAAAAAAATAATGAATTTAATTGATATTTTTCCTAAAGTTATTGGTAGAGAACTTTACCCAAATAGTGATGTTGTAAAGAAAGAAATTATCGACATGATGACAGGTGAAAATATGATCACTAATGCAATGGATAACAACCTACATCATTACGACAATACATCTGGTAGATCATTTCTACACAGAAAAGAAATGTCAGAATTTAAACAGTGGTTAGAAGATCAATGTACTTCTTTTGTTGCTGATGATTTGGGATATGATCTTCCTGAGAGAATGATTATTACTGATAGCTGGTTAAATTTATGTGATACTGGTGGAAGTCAGTATCCACATTTTCATACTAATGCATTTATATCTGGAACATATTATGTTTGTCATGAAGAAGGACATGCACCATTATTTTTCAGACATCCAGATGGTTCTACTCATTCACAAGCACCATCAATTTCATTGCTACCAGACATGAATAAGCTAGGGAAATATAACTGTGATGTTATCATGCACCCTTCTGAAGGAGAGGTGATGCTATGGCAATCTAATCTTACCCATGGTTATTCTGATAACAGAAAAGATGGTAGAGTTTCTATCTCTATGAATTTCATGCCTTCATTAATTGTTGATGATAAGTATTCATATAGGGTTTCTCCAACATGATAAATACAGTATACAATATCATATTTGATAATAATGACCATGGATCCCGAACAACTCAAAAAGAATTTTGAAGAACAAATTGCTACTACTGTAAAGCAAATTGGCGAACTGGAAACAAACTTAGCGAAAGCAAAAGAATATAAAATTAAACTAGAAGGTGGTCTAGAGACTATTGGATTACTTTCTGGAGAGGGACAGGAAGAACCTACAGAACCTCCTACTGAAGCATCACCTGCAAGCATCGAACCTTCCTAAATAGGAACGAAGGGATTTTTTGTGTGTAATGGCATCTCCAAACTCAAGAGCTGATCTCATCACATATTGCAAGAGGCAATTGGGTGAACCTGTATTGCAGGTTAATGTTGATGACGAACAGGTAAATAATGTAATTGATGATACCGTTCAGTTTTTTCAAGAGAACTGTTACAACGGTATGGAGCGTGCTTTTTTATATCACGAATTAACTGAAGACGATAAAACTAGGTTTGCAGCTAGTGTATCCACAACCAAAACAGATGGGGCCGATACTGTAACTTGGAAAGAGACTACAAATTATATACCTATACCATCCCATGTAACTGGTATTAGTAAAGTATTTGGTCTTGTCAGTAACTCAATCCGTTCAAATCTATTTGGTATTGAGTATCAAATGTTCCTGAATGATCTCTATGCATTTGGATCACTTGATATCCTCAACTATTATATGACTAAGCAATATCTAGAAACTCTAGATATGGTTCTAAACAATGGAAGTTTCCAGCAGTTTAGATTCACAGCACGTCGTGATCGTCTTTATATGGATCTAGATAAGGATTTCTTGAAAAAAGAATCTAATATCCTTATTGAATGTCATCGCATGATTGACCCCAATGATGCTACTGAGATGTACAATGATTTGTTTGTTAAACGGTATGCCACAGCTTTGTTAAAGAAGCAGTGGGGTCAGAACTTAATTAAGTACAACAACGTTCAGTTACCTGGCGGCATCACGCTTAACGGTAGAGAGTTATATACAGACGCACTAGCAGAAATTGAGAAAATCGAAAGCGAAGTTCTCAGTAAGTATGCAATTCCCCCTATGGATATGATCGGATAAAATGCCTACCAGTTCCTATTTTCCAACATACTATCAAGGTCACAGTGGCGAACAAGGTCTCGTTCAGGATCTTGTGGATGAGCAAATCAAACTGTTTGGTACAGATATTTACTATATCCCCAAGATAGTTCTACAAGACAGCACTCTGGATGAAGTTAGATACACTAAGTATCAAGAACAATTCCAAATTGAGATGTTGTTACAGAACGTCATGGGTTTTGGTGACAACTCTGAGTTCATCTCCAAGTTCGGTTTAAGAATTACAGACGAAATTATCTTCCGTGTGTCTACAAGACGTTGGGATGAAGAGGTAGCAGATCATAATCCCAATCTCACAGTAAGTTCTAGACCTAATGAAGGGGACTTACTGTACTTCCCATTAACACAAGACATTTACGAAATTAAATTTGTTGGTAAGGAAGAACCATTCTTCCAATTTGGTAAGATCCAATTCTATGCTATCACTGCTGAGATCTATGAGGTTGGTAGTGATGACTTTGATACTGGAATTACTGAGATTGATGCAATAGAACAACTCTTTGACAATGCAATCAAACTGGTAATGGATCCTGGTGGTGCAGGAGACTTTACTGTAGGGGAGGAAGTTGTTGGTGATGAGTTCTTAGCAAAAGCA